TTTCTTCATCTCCCCAATAAGAATATTCTTTGTCTTCTAAAACTTCATTCGTTAATTCATAATACCATTCTCTAAATTTTTTTGTAAGACCACTTTCAAATTTCCAAATCTTTGTATTTGGTCCTATAAATTCATGTTGTGGTCTAAACCAATTTTTAGCATAATGGTTAGTCATCCTTTCAAAATTTAAAAAATAAGAAAAATTTTCATAATCAATTAAGTAGTTTATATCACTTTCTTTGTAATTTCTTTTAATAGAAATATTGGAAATTTCGGAATAAAATCTATCTATTGGATTTCTTACTATTGCAAATTGAAAAGATGTGTCAACTCCTTCTAGATATTCATATAATGGATAATGTAAATGGTAGCACTCTATTCCATATAAATGTAAATCATCATTACTATGCACAACTTCATAACCGTTATTCACAAATGTTTGTGTTATAAATCTTCCACCAGTTCTTGGAATATGTACATGATATGTTGACGAATTATCTTTACAAAATAATGTCATTTAATGTAAAATAATAGATAAATTAATTATACAACAAATAATATGATTGGGGAAGTTGTTGGGTTATTTCCGACGCCAGTGGGAATATATGAATTAGACGTTGATGTTGATAAAATATATCAAAAAATATTGACCTTTGCCTCACGCCCTCACGGGTTATTGGATGATTCAAAATCTAGTTTTGAAGAAGATGGTAGTATATTATATGATCCTGAATTATTATTCTTGAGAGAAAAAATTGATATATGTATTCAAGATTACACGGATCAAGTTTGTCTTCAACCAATAGTGATTACTGGTAGTTGGTATAATCAAATGGAAAAGGGATGTAGAGTAAATCTTCATAGGCACGAAGGAAGTGTTGTTAGTGGTGCATTTTACGTTAATGTTGATGAAGACACTGTTCCGTTGAGATTTAAAAGTCCACTTTTACCATATAAAATGAATGATCTTTACGAAAGATTTGATTCTCAATTTGCTAGTGTTGGTGTAATGTTGCCTCCTAAAAAAGGAACATTGTTATTATTTCCAAGTTGGTTGGAACATGAAACAGATCCAGAAGAAGGTAGTCGTTGTGTTATAAGTTTTAATACACTGTACAAAAGATTATTTTTTAATGATAATTAATTTTGAAATCAAAACACAAATCATGACTTAATTTATCTTAATGTATAAAATAGAAGGCAGCAATGAACTGCTACTATGAGTATCTATGATTGGCGTCAGAACAAAGGTGATGAATTGTGGCAAAAAAGATATTTTCTTTTGTCTTCGATTGTGAGAATTGGTAGACCAATTACTTCAATCATTTATGAATTTATTGATTATCTAATCAGTCAAGGATATAAGGCACCACTTGGAAGTTTAGTTGATGTTGATATAGAAATAACTAAACTTCTTAAGGAATATGAAAACCATCGTGGAGGATTATAATATGCCAAGTATATTTACGTTCATTTGGTTTATTATAATATTTGGATCAATTGCTTGTCTTTCTTATTGGGGGTTAAATTACGGTTATGCCTAGAGGAATTTTGACTAAAGATATTATAAAGTGTGAGATTTTGAAGATTAAAGCAGACCTGGATAAAGAGTGGATGGATAAATCTGGGCATGATCCAAAATGGTTGGCGCATCAATATCTTAATAAAGTACTTGATAAGATTGAAGAATATTATCAATAAATACATAAAGACCCTAAGGCAATATAAATGGCAGCAGTACCTTTAAATCTTGCTCTTGAACAGGGAGCAGATTTTAATGTAAACTTTACTGTTAGGAATAAGGATTTGACCCCGCTAAATCTGCTGGGTTATACTGCCTTCAGCGAGATGAGAAAGCATTATACTGCAACTAAAAAATATACCTTTAACATTACTTTTGTTGATAGAGCAAGGGGTAAAATATCAATCAGCATGTCTGATTCGATAACAGGAACTATTCCAGAGGGTAGATATGTTTATGATGTTTTTATTGAGTCTGCTAATGGAACAAAAACTAAGGTAGTTGCTGGGATGGTAATCGTTCATCCAGGAGTTAGCTTCTAATGTCAGATTACATAATCACGTTAGATAATGATGAAGATATTAGTATTGGTAGTCCAGACTATAATATTGGTGTAAACTTTGAGATTCCTTCTAAGAGTGTTCAATATACCAATCTTATACTTGATGACATCTCCTCACAGTTTGATGGGGCAAGAAAAGTATTTAATTTAACTGTTGATGGTGAACCATATACACCTATCAATGCTCAGCAATTAATCATATCTTTAAATGATGTAATCTTGAGTCCTGGAATTGATTATGATGTTTCTGGAAGCACAATTATTTTCACAAATGCTCCAGCTGCAAACGTTGGAACTCCTGGATCAAATGAGTTTTGGGGAGTTGCTCTTAGAACAGTTGCTGACCTTACACGCACTATAAACTTTGTAATTGATAATGGGTCGTTTGACATTACACCAGGAACAAAAGGTTCTCTTGGACTAGAAGTTTCTGGAAGAATAGAATCATGGACTTTAGTATCAAAAGACACAGGTACAATTGTCATAGATATAAAGAAGGGTACGTATAGTACTTATCCAGACACATTAACTTCTATTGTTGGGAGTGAATATCCCAGACTAATTAACCAATCTAAAAATAGAGACGAATCACTTTCAACCTGGACAACCGATGTGGTTGCAGGAGACATACTTGATTTTGATGTTGTTTCTTGTTCAGGCATTACAAAATGCTCCTTATTTTTAAGATTGAATGTGTGATATAGAAATTATTCTTTTTTATAAATAAATCATAGGAAACAAATGTACATTAGGAGTCCGCTCAGATGGCTTTATTAGTATCCGACAGTGGTGAACTTCAGTCGCTAAGATACCTTGTCAATTCAAATCGCAATATCCCTAGGAACCTTATTCTCAAACTGTATACCTCAAATACAGTTCCAGTTGAGACTGATGTTCCCTCACAAACCAAGTATTTTGAACCATATGATTCTACTGGATTAGTAGGATATGGTACAGAACCTTCCACAGGTTATCCTTCTGTTATTAATGTCAGACACGATGAAGACTATATTAGACAGTATGGAATTCTTCTTAACGGAAGTCAGTGGAATGTAAGAACAATTACATCAGCAATCGCCACAACAAACGGAAGTGGCAACGTTAACGAATATACAATTACCGTATCATCTGTTTCCAATATTGCGGTTGGTCATTATGTAACTGGTGGTAACGTCGGATCTAACGCTGTTGTTGCCGCAATTGATGGCAACACTCTTGTATTAACAGTTAAGAATGCTGCTACATTCTCTAACCAAGCATTAACATTTGGTGTTGGAACTACTACAGCATCTTATCCAGAGCAGACTTTTACATTTACATCTGCAGCAAACAATATCTACGGTTATTATCTGGTAAGAGCAAATAATCTTCCAATCTCTTTGAATGGTGTTCTTCATGCAGTAAACGTAGGAACAGCAACTACGATTTCTAAGTCACAAACCAGTGGAACCATTGGTCAGACTTTTGTAACTTTGTTCCCATTCAGCTACACCCCAACAGTATCTGGTGTAAGTTCTGAATTTACTCTGACAGTATCCAGCAATGTTGGTATTAATACCAGACAGAGAGTAATCGGCACAAACATTGCCTCTGGTGCAAGAGTTGTTGGTATTATGAATACCACTACAATTGTTCTTGATAGAAAGAATACTGGAACAGTAACAGGTGTTGCTACCTTCTATCAGGAAATCACTGAAGATCTCTGCATTGGAATGGGTGTTACTCATGGTAACCTTGCTGGAGAAACCGCTGCTGTTCCTTCAGGAACAGTTGTTACTGGTATTGACGAGAAGACTGGAATCGTTTATCTGAGCAATGCACTCTTAAACAACATTCAGTCTGCAACTGGTAACGTTGTATACTTCAACTATGCAGAAGTCAGCACTGGTGCTACCACTCACGGTCTAACAGTTGGCGATGTTCTTTATATCGCTGCTGGTGCTGCTAACACCACCACCACTTCTGGAACCTACACTATTCACCAAACACCAAGCACAAGCAGATTCAGCACAGTTCCTGCTCTGACTGGTATTGGAAGTGCAACTCTCTACAGCAGCATCTTCTTTGCTGAGAGATTCACAAATGGTCCTTACAACATTCAGAACAACGGTGACCAAATCAAAGTTACTCTGAACGTCAGCCTCGACTGATTACTTCAAGTTCTATACTTTGTTATGGAGGGGTTGCTTATGGCGATCCCTCCTATTTTTTTAGGAGATATGTATTGCCATGCCCGCATTAAACGTAGGAGTAAATTCAACATTTGAACAGCAACGGCAAATTGTTAATTCTATTGCCGTAGATCTCTTTACATTATCCACAACATTGTCTGGGTTAACCACAGATGGACTTGTAGTAACCTATGCTAGCAGCTCTGGTATTGCTACTGTTGCAAACTATGCAGTAGTAGCGGGAATTGCTACTTATGCAACTAGAACTGGTATAGCAACTTATGCCACTGTTGCAGGAATAGCAACCTATGCTTCAATCGCAGGTGTAGCATCTGCACTAAACTTTGTTCCAAATTATTCTCATAATTCTGGAGTTGCATCGTATGCTCCTGTTGCAGGATACTCAACAGTATCTAATTTTGCAAACTCTGCTTCGTCCTCAACGTTTGCATTTTATGCTGGAATATCAACATATTCTGGAACGGCAGGCATATCAACAGTTGCACAGGGATTAACAGGAACTCCTAATGTTCAAGTGGGAGTAATCACAGCAACACTTTTTGTTGGAGATGGATCTGAATTATCAAACATTACTGTAGGTATATCTTCATATTCTAGTCTTTCTGGATTTGCAACTGTTGCTGGAATATCTTCATATTCTAGTCTTTCTGGATTTGCAACTGTTGCTGGAATATCTTCTTATTCTACTCTTGCAGGAGTTGCTACATATGCAAGTAGTGCAGGTGTCTCTACATTTGCAACATCATCTGGATCTGCTTCAGTTGCAAACTATGCTGCTGTTGCTGGATTTGCAACCGTTGCTGGTAATCTAACTGGAACACCAAATATTATTGTAGGTGTTCTTACAGCAACAAAGTTTGCTGCGAGTGATGCTGAGTTTGTAGGAATAGTAACTGCCCAAAGTTTAAAATCAATATCTGGATTTTTATTATCTCCAGATAATCAACAATCAATTAGAATTTTTAGTGGTAGTGGATCTGTATCATTCCCATTGGGTATTGGGTCTGATATTAATGTTGCGGGAATCATAACGGGTACAAAGTTATATGGAGATGCATCTAATGTAACTGGTATTGTTACCGCTGGTATCTCATCTATTGTTGCTGGTGGTAATATAATTGTTCAACAAACAGGTAATGTTGCGATTGTAACTGCAGTATTGGCAGGTGGTGGAGGAGGATTTTTTGAAGGTGGCACTGCTGGAATAGGGACGACATCTGCTGTTGGAATTGGAACCACTATACCATCAGAAAAATTAACAGTCAAAGGTAATGTTTCTGTCACTGGTAACATAATTCTTACAGGGGAATTGAGTTCACCAACTAGAATTAAATTTGGATCTGGTGGTGAGAATATAAAAATTGGATCTTTGAGTGGTGGACATGGGGCAGCAAATATTGCAATCGGAGATCAAGCATTAGTTACTAACAATGGTGGAACTGGACATAATATTGGCATTGGGCAGTTATCTTTATTTGCAGTAACATCTGGTCAATACAATATTGCTGTTGGTGATCGAGCAGGTCAAAATCTTACCACTGGATCTAATAATGTTATCATTGGTGGATACAATGGGCAAAATGATTTAGACCTTAGAACATCATCAAACAATGTCGTTCTATCAGATGGTGTTGGTAACATCAGACAATATATTAACTCAAGTGGTGATGTTGGTATTAAGACCACAATAGTTACAGAAGCACTCACAGTTGCTGGTGTTGTATCTGCTACAAGTTTTTACGGAACACTCAATGCATCACAATTAACTGGATCACTTCCTGCAATTGATGGATCTGCATTAACAGGAGTTACCGCCGTTGGATCTGGTGTAG